CATAATCTTCCACGGAGCACCATTAAATGTGTGGCTTAATCGAATGGTTTCAACGGAGATAGGTCACAATATGGCCTTGCCAGGCGTAACACCTCTTCCGGCATCCGTCCATAACCTCAAAGGTACGATGATTCACGCTCGGGTTAAATCGCCAATATCGCGTGCCGAGCAAGATAGGCGTGCTCAAGAAGAATCGTCACGTCCGCTTCAACGCCCAGCGAATAATCGTTTCACTTGTCGTGAAGCCGCTGACCGTTGGGAAGAGATGATTGCTCCTTGTCACTGGCTGGATCAGTCGAAACTACCGGCAGCTCTTGCCTTTTGCGAGCTGTTCTATGAGTTTGAGTGTGATCCTCGAGGCTTCTCTGCGCAGAAACATGGGCAGTTCCGCGGATATATGGCTGATCTCGGTTTGACTGATATGCGCAACCGCATCGGCGGTCACATGAAGAAAGAGAAAGACGAGTTCTTTGATAAATAGAGTTCTCGAGTACGCTGACGCCGTCCTTTCCGGAGAAATCGTCGCTGGTCAGCACGTCAAGAACGCTTGCCGACGCCACAAAGACGATCTGAAGCGTACGAATGAAATAGTATTTGATGAAGCGGCAGCGGACCGAGCATTCCGCTTCTTTGAAACCAAGCTTTTCCTATCAGAAGGCCAGTTCGAAGACACGCCGTTCTTGCTCGCGCCGGCACAAGCCTTCATCATCGGTTCTATCTTTGGGTGGAAGAAACTCGACGGTACTCGACGCTTCCGACGAGCCTACATCGAACAGGGCAAAGGGAACGGAAAGAGTCCTCTCGCGGGCGGAATCGGCCTTTACGGCCTGATTGCCGACAGTGAGGCTGGTGCTGAGATTTACTCGGCAGGTGCCACGAAGGAACAGGCGGCTATCCTCTTCCGTGACGCTGTCAAGATGGTACAGAAGTCGCCATCTTTGAATGATAACCTGAGGATGAGCGGCGGCCCTGGGCGAGAGTTCAATATCGCCTACATAATGAAATCGAGTTTCTTTCGTCCAGTATCACGCGAAACGCGCAGAACTGGCTCTGGTCCTCGTCCTCACTTCGCACTCGTAGACGAACTCCACGAGCATGCCGACGGTGGCATCATTGAGATGCTCGAGCGTGGCTTCAAGTTTCGCCGGCAACCGCTCTTGTTTATGATTACGAATAGCGGCAGCGACCGGAACTCAGTCTGCTGGACGGAACACGAACACGCCGTCAAAGTTGCGTCTGGAAACCGCGATGCAAAGGACGACGACGCCTTTTACCTGGGCGAGAACGTTGATGACACGTCTTTCAGCTATGTCTGCGGTCTTGATCCAGACGACGACCCGCTAAATGATCCTTCGTGTTGGGTGAAGGCCAATCCACTCCTCGGCATTACCATCACCGAAGAATATCTTGCAGGCGTAGTCAAACAAGCACGTGACATTCCGGCCAAACTCAACGGAATCATGCGACTCCACTTCTGCAAGTGGACGGAAGCAGAAACAGCTTGGATGACTCGAAAAGTCCTTGAACCTTGTCTTGCGGACTTCGACCCAGAAATCTACCGCGAGCAGCCTGTGTGGATGGGAATCGACCTCTCACAGAACAAGGACATAACCGCCCTGGGCTTCGTCGCTCGCTCCGGCACGGTGGAGAGTGGCCCGCACGCCGGTAAGCCAACATTCGACGCGTGGATAGAGGCGTGGACCCCTGGGGACACCATTGAGGCACGAGAGCTGCGCGACAAGCAGCCGTACAGGCAATGGGTTCGTGAGGGCTACCTGAATGCGCCGAAAGGGCAAAGCATCAGCTATCGTGACGTCGCCCAAGCCATTGCCGAGGCGACCCACGAATATGACATCAAGTGCGCCGCCTACGACCGATATGCCTTCAAACGCGGACTCGAGCCGGAATGTGACGAACTCGGACTCGATATCGAGTTTGTGGAGCATCCGCAAGGTGGGGTCAAGAAGGGCAAGCCGAACGAAGCAATGAAGGAAGCGGCAGAGCTGTCCGACCGGGAAGCGGAAGGACTGTGGATGCCGATGAGTGTTCGTCAGACCGAAGAGCTGTTCCTCGAGGGACGCATTCGGTTACGGCGAAATCCTGTAGTCATATCGGCTATCATGTCTGCCGTCACAGACACGGATCGATGGGGGAACTACTGGCTCGCGAAAGAGCGGGCACTGAATAAGATTGATGCTGCCATCGCCTTGTGCATGGCTGTGGGCGCCGCCTTGTCGTATGAGGGCGGTGAGCCCGAGTTCAATGTTTGGGCAATGGTGGGCTAGATGATTTTTAAGGACGCTCCTGGCAAGCTGAAAGGTACGAAGACTTTCGTTCTTAGTGATGGATCCGTCGATCGTTATGGCGATACCATCAATCCAGATGGCTGGGTTCTCAAGAACTTTAAGAAGAACCCGATCGCACTTTTCGGCCATGCAGCCGGATTTCCTGTCGGTACTTGGGAGCACGTTCGCGTCGAGAACGGCCAGCTCTTAGGTGATTACCAGCCTGCGCAGCGTGGGACGTCAGCTCGAATCGATGAAATCAATAGTCTCATTGAGCAAAATATCCTAAAGACCGTGTCGGTTGGATTCGCTCCAATAGAGAGCGAGCCTCTTAATGAAAAAGATCCATACGGTCCGAAGCAATATATCAGACAAGAATTACTGGAGACCAGCATCGTCTCGGTGCCTGCGAATCCAAACGCTCTTCAAGTTGCCAAATCACTCGGCATCTCCGAAGAAACCCTGGAACTGGCCTTTGGCGTGCAAGCCGAACCGGGTCGGAACCTCGGACGAACTGGCGTGCAAGCCACCCGAAAGGCCTCGCTCCCTGGATTATCCCGAGGGGAAATAGGGGGGCATCACAAGGGTACTAATCCAATGTCTTTATCAGATCGAATTCAGGCACTCGAGGCACAGCTTGTCGAGAAGAAAGATCTTCTCACCGAGCTTACGAAAGCGGACGACATCGATGATGAGTCGATTGAAGCCGTTAATTCGGACATCGATGACGCGCAGAAGAAGCTCAATGCTTTGAAGTCGGCTGAGGCTCGTATTGGCCTCGAGGCGATGAGCACTGCCGTCGTCAAGAAGGTGCCTGCCGAGGTACGCCGGCCGCTTATGCAGGGCAGCGAAAAACTCGACGGCATGGACCTTCTCGTGAAGGGCATGGTCGCTCGCGGCATCGCGCATTTCGCGAAAACACCGTTGGACGACGTTCTCCACGAGCGTTATCGCGATCTTGAGGCTCTTTCGGTCATCGTCAAGGCCGACCAGACGATCGGCACAACCACAGTCTCCGGCTGGGCCAGTGAACTTGTCCAGACCGTGAACTCGGGCTTCCTCCAGGCATTGCAGCCGGTCAGCATCTATCCGGCGTTGCGCTCACGGGGCATTGCCTTGAACTTCGACGGCCTGGGCACGCTGTCGTTGCCCTCGCGTACCGCTGGCGGCGCTGGTGGCGGGTTCGTCGCGGAAGGTTCGCCTATCCGCGTCGGTCGTATCACGACTGCGGCAACCACGATGACTCCGAGAAAGCTTGGCGTGATCGTGCCCTTCAGCCGTGAATTGACGAAACGCGCCACGCCGGCTATCGAAGCTCTCGTGCGTCAAGCTGTCCTCGAAGACACCGCCGCCATTTTGGACGCGGCTATCGTCGATGCGACAGCCTCGAGCACGGCGCGCCCGGCTGGGCTGTTGAATGGCGTCAGCGCAGCCTCGACTGGCTACGGTGGCACCGACTATCAAGCAGTCTTGGCCGACTTCAAGGCTCTCGCGTCGCCGTTCTATACGGCTAACGCGGCGGACAATATCACCGTCCTGATGAATCCGATCCAAGGTCTGGCTATTAGCATGATGCCGGGTCCTGTGGATGCGGGCTTTGGATGGTTCGGTGCTATCGGACAGCGGTTTACTATCCTCGAGTCGACCACTGTACCGGCAAACCGACTGATTGCTCTTCGCAATTCCGATTTTGCGACTGCGATGGGCGATACGCCGGAGTTCGACGTCAGCGAGACGGCGACGGTCCACATGGAAGACACGACTCCTCTCGAAATCGTGTCGACTACGCCGACGAGTGCTGACCCGGTTCGTTCGTTCTTCCAGACTGCAACCATTGGCGTCCGTATGATGATGGACGTGTCGTGGAAGATGCGCCGTTCCGGCATGGTCAGCTGGATCGATACGACTCAGTGGTAGTCGATAACGGGGCGGCTGTAGTAGCCGCCCCATTTTAACGTGAAACTGAGATAGGTTTCCGGAGGAAGTCATGGCAACTCGTAGGTTTATCGTTACGCCCCTGACCGATGGCGCTGGCGCCGCGACGGCTTTTACACCGTTCTTCAATGGTCGTATCACAGCGATCCATTATATCAAAGTCGACTACACGAACGGCGTCGACTTCACGATCACCGCGGACAAGACTGGTGAGACCATCTGGACTCAGGTGGACGTTAACGCCACAGTCAGCGTCGCGCCTCGTATGGCTACTCACAGTAATGCCGGCGTTGCCGCGCTCTATGCGGCTGGCGGCACAGCGGTAAATGATTTAATCCGGCTTGCCGGTGATCGTGTGAAGATCGTCATCGCCCAAGGTGGTGCGGCGCACACAGGTCAGTTCCAAGTCGTAGTTGAGGACGTCTAATGCCTTCCCGTCGGTTCCCTCTGACTGTTGTAACAGACGGCGCCGGCGCTGCGACCGTCTTTTCGCCTGTTCTTAGTGGCTCCATCACTGCGATTCATTACATCAAGACTGATTATGCCACTGGCGTTGATTTCACGATCACCGCCGACAAGACTGGCGAGACCATTTGGGCCGAGAACAACGTGGACGCGAATGCGACTCGCGCTCCACGTTTCGCCACATCTACAACAGGCGGCGTTGCGGCTCTATATGCTGCTGCGGGTCTTGCGGTGAATGCGATGATTCATCTTAGTAACGACAGGGTGAAGATCGTTATTGCGGCAGGTGGCGCATCGAAAACCGGCTTGTTTCATATCGTCGTTGAAGAGGGTCTATCCGTTCCTCGAACACGGCCTTAATTGGAGATACTATGTCGACGGAAACTTGGTACGTCCTTGAAGATGGCACTGTGGCAGATCCCCACGAAGTGACTCAAAACAAGGACGGTTCTTTGCAGCATCCACGCGGCAAAGTCGCTATGCGTAATCCGACCACTCCGTCCAGTCGGAGCGTGAATGCTGACGAAGAACGCAAGAAGAATCTTCAGGCTCAGAAACCGGAGCTTGATAGGACTACCCGAGAGATGAAACCAGCGGCATCCCCGGCGAGAGCCGACTACAAGACACGCTGATAAAAGAGGGCCAGAGCATGGATGAATTGTATCTGATGAAAGACGGCACTTATGTGCCCGCCGGCGATTGCAAGAAGGACGACAAGGGCGTTCTGCGTGGACCGAATGGCGTGGAAGTCGCCATCGATTCCGAAGGAAAGCCGGAGACGATCGAGCGCGTTGTCGAGAACGGCAACGTTGCGGCCGCGTCCGGGCAAACCGACCCTGTCAAGCTTCAAGAGCTCATGACCGGCTCTTTGGAAGAGGCGCAAGCCAAAGCCGAGTCGATGAAGTCGGGTGACGAACCGGCGCCTGCGGCACCCGAGGCACCCGCAGAGGAAGAGCCGCCGAAAGCTGTTGAAGCCCCGCGTGCTTCCGTATCTCCTGCTCCGGCACATGCTGCGCGCGCTCCTGCGAAGCCTGCCGACAATAAATAAGTTCAGATGAAGCTGCCGGCTGTCGTTGGTAATCTTGTCTCTTGGGGAAAGAGAGCTGCTGAGGGCGCATACCGCCCTGGGCCGTACCTCCTTTCCGATGGATGGCTATCTGCGTCGGCCGGCCGTGCTCTTAACTTCTGGCAGATGGGACATAATGTCCAGCCATACGGCTCATGTAATGCGATGGTTGAAGGATGCGTTTCTGCATACTCGCAAACTGTCGCGATGTGTCCTGGTAATCATTGGGTGACAATGCCCAATGGTGGCCGGATCCGACAGACTAACTCCGCGTTGACTAGGGTTATCAGGAAGCCTAATAGCTATCAATCGATTTCAGATTTCCTGCTTAACTTGACTCGTCGTCTTTATATGCAGGGTGAAGTTTTCGCAGTAGGCATTCGGAATAATCGAAACGAGATCAGTGAACTTCACCTCATGCAGTACGGATATCCGTATATTGGTGAAGATGGATCGATTTTCTACAGTCTGTCCGGCAATCAAATAGTCGAACGGATTCGAGATTTCTCCGCACCGATCCCTAGTCGTGATGTTTTGCATATACGCCTTCACACATCAAATTGGAATCCACTTAAAGGTATCAGTCCGGTTATGGCAACAGCGCTCGACCTTGCTATGTCCGGCGCGGTGCTGAATCAACAGATAGCTTATTATCTAAATCAGGCGCGTCCGAGCTTCATTATTGAGTCTGAGTCGAAAATATCGCCAGAACAAATGACGATGCTTCGGAATCATTGGGACTCACAGACCCAGGGTGATAATGCCGGCAGGACCCCAATCCTAGGCTGGGGTCTGAAGGCAAGACCGATGACGACAACCGCGAAAGATGGCGACCTGGCGTCATTGCTAAAGATGACAGACCAGAATATCGCTATCGCGTTTCGCATTCCGCTCCAGATTCTTGGCGTCGGTGACACGCCGTTTGCTTCAACAGAAGCTTTGATGGCGCAATGGAAGGCGAGCGGCTTGGGCTTTGCGTTGAACCATATCGAAGAAGCATTCGGGCAAATGTTCCAGTTGACTGGACAGCCAGATGAATATCTTGAATTCGATACTGACGCTCTAATGCGATCTAACTTCAAAGAGCTGATTGACGGCCTCTCTAAGTCTGTGATCTCCGGCATGCACAGTCCAGATGAGGCTCGGAATCAGGTCGGACTTCCGATTGTTCCGGGTGGATTTGGGAAAATGCCGAGAGTTCAGACACAGGTTCAACCACTAGACTACGAACCGCCGACGCCGGCAAAAGCTCTCCCTCCGCCCGACACTACGACTCCGGACGGGGGCAACGCATCCGATGCCACTAAAGCAATCATCGCAAGCTTCCGTCGTTCGAATGAACGAAATCTCGCCGTTTGAAGCTCTCGCGGATGAACTTGGCGCAGTAGCAGCCCGGATCGAGCGAGAGGTTAAACTTCAGGTCAACCAAGCTCTTGCAGAGATGCGAGAGCAGCTTGCTGATCTTCGTGCGACGAACGCTGAGTTGAAGCTTCAGAATGTCGTGGCTGAACGGCTGTATGCCAGCATGGTTACGGAGAAGCTGGCAACCGTTAAAGACGGACCGCAGGGTGAGCGCGGGCTGCCTGGCGATGTTGGACCGCAGGGCGAACGCGGTTTGCCTGGTGAGCAGGGTCTACAGGGCGCGCCAGGGGAACGCGGCGCGCCCGGTGAGCAAGGTCCGGCCGGTGAGCAAGGTCTACAGGGCTTGTCCGGTGAGCGTGGCTTACCTGGCGAGCCAGGAGTACAGGGCGAGCAGGGTCCAGCCGGTGAGCGTGGTGAGCAGGGTCCGGCTGGCGAGCGTGGCTTACAAGGTGAGCCAGGGGTACAGGGTGAGCAAGGTCCGGCCGGTGAGCAGGGACCGCAGGGCGAACCCGGCCCGCAGGGAACCCCAGGAGAGCGCGGAGAGCGCGGTGAAGCTGGGGAGGGTACACAGGGCGCGCCCGGTCCCATAGGCCCCCCAGGCGAGCGCGGAGAACGTGGTTTACAGGGTGCCCAAGGGGAGCCCGGTCCCCAAGGGGAGGCCGGCCCGCAGGGCGAGCGCGGCATCGGTGAGATGGGTCCGCCCGGCCCGCAGGGCGAGCGCGGTTTAGAGGGTCCGCCTGGCAAGCTACCAACGATAAAAGAATGGAAAGATGGTGTCTGGTATGAAGGGAACGTTGTCACGCATAAAGCTGGGACGTTCCAAGCTCGTTGTGATACCGCACGCGAACCGCCCGATGGTGACTGGATACCTTTGGCTAAAGCCGGTCGCGACGGAATCGATGGACGGTCCATTAGCGTCAAAGGAACCTTCGAGCAAGGCGAAGACTATAAAGCTCTCGACATCGTCACCCTACACGGAACCAGTTTCATAGCCAGGAGCGACGCCCCTGGGCCGTGTCCCGGCGATGGATGGCAACTTCTGACAGCTCGAGGCAAACGCGGCGCACAAGGCGAACCCGGTCCAGAGGGACCAAGAGGTGAGCGTGGTGCTCCCGGTCCAGGCTTGGTGGATGTGACTGTAGACGATGACGGTCTGCTCCAATTTACAACCGGCGACGGCGATGTTGTTAAGTGTGATCTATATCCAGTGTTGAAACGGCTAGTGCGGTGAGGCGACGATGATTGTCGAAATCCTGTTTGTCGTTTTCATGGCGCTATGGCTTCTTACGTCATTGCCGTTCGCTCCGCTTGCACAGTTTCAACCGGCAAATTCATTCCTTGCATGGCTGTGCGTGCTTTTGCTCGGTGTTTTCCTATTCGTGCCAGCGCTTAGGTAACGTGATGATTGATATCGGAGCTGTTGGAACCTTTGAACCGAGTCTTACTGCTCGGTTCCTTCCAAAATGCAGTAAATGTGATTCTCCACATCCGCTTGCTGTTCGTCATGTTCAAGACAAACAATACTGCCATGTCTGTGGAGCGCGTGCCGGTTCCCCAGGAGAACCTTTTGAGGTTCCAGCTGTCTTGACGACTGGCACGTCGGTCGTGGGGCGTGCTCTTATGTCAATTGGCCGCTGCCTTATCAGTCTTAGGAGAAAACTATGAAGACTCCGGAACCCGTCGCGAAGAACGCCAGTGTTCAAGTGAAATACACGGTGCATTCGTGCGTAGAACAAGCGATCCCTATCAAAGCAATGGTTGGCGATCGTGAAATCGATGCGACTGTGCCTGGCCTGATCGTGGAACTGACCAACGAGCAGCACGGCCACACATTCAAATTCACGCCGAAAGACGACAAAGACCTCGAGGCGCATAAGAAGATGTTTGAGCCAGACACTGAGGTCGTTGTTCAGTTTTCTAAGGGAGCCTGATGATGAATCCTTCTATTGCCCTGGACCGGCCGCGTCCAGGCAGTCTTCGTGACCTACTTAAAGATTCAATCGGTTGGCTGGCTGTCGTGTTTACGAATGCCGGCGCAGCGATTGTCACGAATCGCATTATTCAGGCCGGTACTGCGCCAAAGAATATCGGATGGGGCGTCGGTACTAATGCGGCAGCGGTGGGTGATACTGCCCTCCAGACCGAGTCGGCGCCAACCACGGCGGGCGGCCGCACGGTTGGAACCGAGAGTCGGACGACAATCACGAACACCAACGATAATTATCAAGTCGTTGGCACCGTGTCGGCGGGCAGCACTCTCGCAATTACCGAGGCTGGATTGTTCGACGCTGTTACGGCGGGCAACCTTCTCATCCGCGGTGTTTTCACCGCTGTCAACGTAGTCAGCGGCGACTCGATTGCTTTCACCTTTGGTCTCAAATTCGTTCCGGGTTAATACCAGCATGGCTGACATCATTGTTACAAAAGAAGAACTCCTGGCTTTAGTCTCTCAATCAGAAGCTTTGACTGCTAAAGCAGACGCGATTGCGGCGACTCTTGTAGAATGGAGCCAGCGACCGCCCGTGGAAAGTGAAGGTGGTGGCGATACTGGTGGCGGCCCGATGTCCGTCGATAGCATATCACCAACGAATGCGCATCCAGGTGATACGATAACAATTACCGGCTCCGGCTTCGGCAATGAGACGGGGACGATTACGTCTATTGGCTGGAATGGTACAGTTTCGTCTTGGAGTAATAGTCGGATCGTATTTGTGCTCCCGAATACGGTTGCCCCTGGTCAGCAGAATATCTATATCAACGGTGTATGGCTTACTTTAGTTCTCGTAGAAGGTGGACAAGACGGTAATCCGCCTCCGCCTTTTACCATCGGATCGGTGACGCCTGCTCCTGCGCACGACGGCGATCTGCTGACAATTCACGGCACAGGATTCGGTGAAGTTGCTGGTAGCCTTCAACTCGGAAGCACTATTCAGCCACTGCTCGTTGAGTCGTGGTCCGATACTGCGATCACCTTTATTTTTCCTCAGCTTATGTCGGGGATGTATCACGTCAGTGTCAAGCTGCCAGATGGTCGTTCTCTTGATAGTGCGGATTTTGCGATAGTTCCTGTAGATACCGGAGGCGGCGATACCGGAGGTGACGGCACAACAGATCTTCCCGCCGAGGCACCGCCCGAACCCGACCCCGGCTCTGACAATGTCTCGTTTGCTATTTCATCACCCGTCGTAACACGGGCAACGCATCGTCGTTTCACCATGGATCCGGAGCGCCCCTATTATCAATGGTATAGTGATTGGGTGCCCGACGACCAGCATGTTCAAGCAGGCACTGCCGTGCCTTGGGCCGGACAGGCGACTCCCGGACTATTTCGTAACGCCGAGGTTCATGCTCACGGTAAGAGAATCGGCCGTAAGCTGCTTGACAGCTCTGGCAAGATTATCGATGTGGTTCTTGACCTTAGTGAAGAATATAATGGTCCATTGAAAGTTGAGCACTACGCCTGGGACAGTCTCCCCGGTAATAATTATCAGAACGAGGCAAAGCAGAGCCATTGGTGGATTATCGAAGGCTCTATCGACCGGCCTCGTCCGTCTAAACCTCGAGGAGCCGCTGGCCTAATCGAAGCTTTCAACTATAACTTCGGACATGGTCCGCTTAGTGTCTCGTCAACCGACAAGACGAAGATTTGGTGTCCGTCGAAGGCCGAGCAGAAGACTGCTACATATGATGGGCATGGCCAGTACGGTGAGGCGATCTTTATCGATCCCGCAAAGGTCGGGCAGCCTGGGGTTCGAGCAACGCCATTCTATGAAGTCCCTAACTGGCTGAGGATTCGTGCGCAGTTCGACCATACTGCGCACGACCCAATGGGATGGAACAGATTCATCACAAGCGGCACCCTGGGCTTGGGCCGACCTGGCGGTGATGGCGGTCGGTACGCCCATCCTCCGGCGTATATCGACTGCGAAATTTATGCACCTATCGGCGTGACGGCATGGCCAGCTCTGTGGATGAATTCCCTCCAGAGCCTGCTTGATGGACAATACAATCTTGAGATTGATATCGTTGAGCTGCTCTCTAACTATCCCGATAACTTCCGCTCCGGTATGATTCGATATGTGCCGGGTCAGCCGGTGCAATATGGAGAAGGCGCGGCAGTAGAACGTGGTGTCGCAGGATGGTTCGCAACGGATCATTTGAACTGGGAGCCGCATCGTTGGGCTGCTTGGTAACGGATCAATTTGTTGCGTACTACCTTGATGACGTTGAATATATCCGTCACAACACACTGACTCTGCCAACGGGTCCGACTGCTTATTTCCCGATGATTGCTCTTGCGATGGGTTCTGGCTATCCATGCCTCTCGCCGGCAGGTGGAGCATACGATTGTTGGTTCCGCGAGCTGCGAGTATTTACATCTGACGGTCGTATGGAAATTCGTTGACTGACGACATCTAAAGGATCTGCAATGTCGAAGATCGATACTCTTGCTGGTGAATTGCAGAGCGACCCGGTATCGCAGGACTATGCTGCCGTTGCCTCGGCGGCGCGGAAAGCATCACCCGAAGATTCCGGTGCTCCTGATGTCGCGGTAGCGGCGCTCCTCAATGCTGCGGATCGGTTAGCGTTATCGGGTGATGTTGAGCCGCAGTTTGTTGTGAGTGCCTTTACGGCAGAGGAGTGGGCTGCTGCAAAAGCATTGCCTGATCCACAGATTGGGCAGATGTATGATCGATTGATTACTTCTTCGAAGGTGACAGTCGGTGGTGGCGGATCGACCTTCGCTACTGGTATTTCATTGATCGTTCGGAATGGTGTCCTCACACCGGAGCGCGCTAACGAGATTGGTGCAACGTTGTTGAGTGCTCTGCCGAAAATTAGTCGTGCAGAAGAATTAGGACTCGACTTCGTTACACCATCTGACGTGGCTGATGCTCGCCGGGTGATTGGTAACGGTACGGCAGTCGACTTGTAATGGCTCTTCCTGATTATCTACATCAACAAGTAGGAACGCTCAAGACATTCAAGTCGTCGGGCGGTGATGCCGCCATCACGATGACTTCGGTGGCAAATGCGGCTGGGCGCCAATCTGCTAAACTTGATCTTGGTGCAAGCCGTGCAGCGGCTTATTATATTCGTATCGACTGTGAATGGGCCGCAACGCCAACAGCCGGCAACACATTGGACTTGTATTGGGCGCCATCGTCCAGTGCGACGGCAGGCACGGATAATCCTGGTGGTGTTGGTGGTACGGACTCGGCCTATGCTGGATATTCAAGCAACTTGGCAGCGTCTTTGCCTCAATTACAATTCATCGGTTCGATGGTCACGACCGCACAAGCAACCACGACAGTTCAGAAAGGCTTCGTCGGGCCGTTTCAGCCAGCTCAACGCTATGGGACGCTGATTGTAGTCAACAATGGTGGTTCGGCGATTCATTCTAGCGCGACGAACATTCAGTTTGTCCTGACGCCGATTGAGGATGTGATAGACGACACGGCGATTTAATCATGCCGACGCGCCTGCCGTCATGGACCACGTTTCGTCGCGAGGGCGATCCAACAATAAACTACACTAAGGCCCCTCGAGGTTTACAATATTGCTTTGCCTTTAACGAAGGCAGCTTTACTGAACTAAGCAAAAGTATCCGTCCCACTACGAAAACGACTGCTGCTCAAAAAGTTAGTCCTGCTGGCCGAGGGATGAACCTCACTGGCACTAATGGACTTCTGTCGACCGCCGTCAAAGGTTTCTCGACCAGCAGTAAATTCACTCTTGAGTGTCTGTTCTATCAACATTCCAACTTTGCGACGTCTACCAACCTTGATATTTGTGGTCTGGTCAGCGGCAGTACCAACGGCGTCGCCAGCAGCCTCTGCGGTTTCGTAACGGACGGCACTGGCGCGAACTACCTCTACGGCGTCAAAACATTTGGCACTAATCTTACGATTGCAATTACAACAACGATTGGTCTCCATCAATTACTTCTGACCTTTGATGGTACGACGTTAAGTGGATATCTCGATGGTCTATTTAAGACCTCAACCGCACCGGGGGCGCTGAGTGGCACTGGCACATTCTTGAGCCACGGTGGCTTTAGCTCGAATGGTGGCGATCTAATCCCGACGAACGTTACGTTCCTGCTGACGAATGCCTGTAATCAAGCGCTAAACGCTGGTGAAGTTCGGCAACGCTGGAACGACCCGTTTGGATTTCTAGATTATCCGCAGGATCGACGGGTACGCGCATTAAGCGCAATAGCCGGGACGGTATTCAATCAATCCGTACTTGCGACGACATCTCCTTCGTCGGTATTGATTAGGTCTACTGGGAAGCCTGTTCTATCCACGCAGGCTCCGACTAACTCGCTAACTCGTCAAATTGGTAAGCTTGCTCTGTCATCGACTGCACCTGTTTCGGTTGTTGTCCGTCAGACAAGTAAGCCCTTGGCAGCAGCGTCAAGTCCTGTTTCGACGTTAACGCGTCAAACCGGCAAGCTCGTTCGAGCGAACGCGACTGCGACAGCTACACTAGCTGCAATTAAAGTAGCCCTGCTGTCGCTGCTTGCCACGTCGAGTCCGCTCGCGTCGTTGAGTAGGCAAACGGGCAAGCCTCTGCTAATAACGACCGCGCCAGTGAGCACTCTGGTCCGATCTGTTGGGAAGATCGTCCGAGTTAGCGCTACAGTTACGGCAACATTAGCTGCGATTAAAGTTTCTCTGTTGTCATTGTTAGCTACGACGAGTCCCATCAGCTCGCTAACTCGGCAAACAGGCAAGTTACTTACAGCATCAACTTCTCCTGTTGCTTCACTTACGGGCATTCTCGGTAAGCTTATTCAAGCGACAACGGCACCGACAAGCACTCTGGTTCGGTCCGTTGGCAAGATAGTCCGAACCAACGTATCGGTCGTCGCAACAGCTACGGCTATCAAGGTAGCCTTGCTGTCATTACTGGCAACAACGAGTCCAGTAGCGACAATTCGACGTCAGACCAACAAGCTAGTCACGGCATCATCGTCCGCTGTCGCTTCTCTTGTTAATCAGACAGGTAAACTTCTTCGGGCAACGACCGCGCCAGTAAGCACTCTGGTCCGGTCCACCGGAAAACTACTCAGGCAGAACGTAACGGTTGTTGCCACAGCGACAGCGATCAAAGTTGCTTTGTTATCATTGCAAGCAACGACGAGTCCTACAGGACGATTGATCCGAGCTGTTGGTAAGTCTGTCACATCATCTGCAACTGTGACAGCATTGCTGAATCAGCAGACCGCAAAGATCGTGCGAGCAACGAGTACGGTCAACGCGTTGTTGAGTCGGCAAACTGGAAAAGTTGTCAGAGCTAATTCGAGCGCGGTTGCAACTGTTGGGACTGTTAAGTTCCGGCTGGTGTCTGCGCTCGCCGCGACTGCGCCTGTCGCGGCCCTGTCGCGCGCTGTAGCGAAGCCCCTGGGCACAGTAGCCACGACGGTCGCCGTAGCACGGAAGGGCTTAGGCAAAGCGCTGGCGGCCGTTGCAAGCGCCGTGGCTGTGGTGTTCCCGAATACCGGCCCGCCGTACCCGCCGCAGTACGCTCCAACGCCAGACGATATCCCGTACAGTCGTCGGCACTCGAGCCCAGGCGCAGCGGCTCGGTCTATGTCATCTGGCTGGTCGGCGCGTAGATCCGCATCTGGCTCAAGACCTCGGAGGGGATGAGTGAGTTCATTAACGGTTATCACGCCGGCTGAAAGTCACGATCTGACTGCTCTTGAAACTGTAAAGACGGAGCTTGGTCTGGCGGATAGCATATCGGAAGACGAAAAGATCCTTAATTGGATCCATCAAGCTAGTGGCGCAATTGAAGATTACTGCGGGAGAGTGTTCGCTCAAGAGACTGTGAGCGAGAGCTGGCGCTTGCCATATGCGCCCGGTGAGATAGTGGCACTTCAACGAATTCCTGTCACGGAAATTATCTCGGTGACGGAAGTCGATACGCTCCTGACAGCAGACACCCAA